ACCCTTGCCCAGCCTAGCGAGGCGTGCGGCCTTGCGTTCACCGTAGGGGGTGGCGGGTCTTGTATCACAGTCTCGCCAAGTATCTTGGGCAGTTCGTTCTCTGCGTCCTCAACCCGGACGCGGGTGTCGGTTTGCCGTTCAATCAGTTCGTTCCACCCAAGCCAGGTCTGCACCGCCCGGCGTATGCCGTGCTGTTCGGGTGCCGTGACCGGCACGAACCCCGCTTGCCACTCAATAGCCCCGTTCATATCGGTGAACGCGGTGGAGGCGATGACGTGCATCGGGTGCCGCACGACGTGGATGATCTCATCAAACCTGTACCAGTTCCGTCCACGGTTGTCGTCTACGCTATGAAACGGCACGCGGCTGGTCTCAACGGCGTACTGGAAGCTGCTGATGCCGTCCTCGCCGGGCCGTTCGTGTCCTACGTCTAATCCCATCGACCGGCACAGAGCCGCCATGTAGCCGGTTCCGCTGCGTTGGTGGCCGGTTATTAAGATCACTTTTTTTCTAGCTTAGTCAGCAAGCACCCCGGATAGTCGTCGCCTTCGGGGTAGTCGGTTCGCTCAAAGCCCGCTGCGATGGCCTTGGCTATTGCGTCGTCGTACCAGTCGCGTTGGGTGTCGTGGATAAAGATGGTTAGAGGCTGATCCCATTTCAATAGCCGCCGAAGGCACTTTGCACGAACCACCCCGTCTATCAGGTATACGTCGGCATTAACGCGCATGCCAGCACCTATATATGCGCGTTCGCCCACCGCTGACTCCTCGCCAATCGTGGCGTTTTGTCCGGGCTGGCAGGGCTGGAACACAATCGTCCACTCTGCGTCAAATACACCAACGCCAGAATGGACATCATCTGCCCACGCTTTTACGTGCTCAACAGAATACGCGACATCTGGCCGGGCGTGTTCCGCTAGCCAGAGCGTTGTTCCGCCACACCCCCACTCACAATATCGCTTCCCGTCAATCGCCTCGGCGATCACCTTACGCTGGTTTAGTGGCATTAGGCACTTCACGCTTAAGCCTCCTGCTGGCTTGGTGGTGTTCGATGATCGGCTCTACGCCGGGGTACAACGCCCGACTCGTATCATATATGAAACAATACTCGGGGCCAAGCCTCTTAACCCTTAAATCTTGACGCCTTGCTAAAACCCGCTGCAAAGCCTTCTGCTCCCAACCGCCACGCGGCTTCTCGGCGAGCCACTCATCAACCATCGACCGAACCCGGTCATTGTTCGCCAGCCAGAGCGTTCCGTTTAGCAACTCATCACCACGGCTTAGGTAATGCACCTGAACGTCGTAGCCGTCATCAAACACCGGATCGGCGTGGAACTCGGCATCGGCGTCAACATACAGGACGGGGCCAACCGTGGCGTCGAGCATATCCCTGATGTATTCCGGCGTGAGCCAGATGTTTTCATCCCAACTCCCCCGGCTTGCCAGTACGTCAATCCGGTGTGGTAGGCCCAGCCGTTGCAGTGAAGCCCGTAAGCGCTCGGCTTCGGCTGCATACGGCCCGCCAGTATGAAAGCAGCAAACTAGCATGAAAACGCCCGCCGCTTGTTAAAGCGGTGGACGCAAGGGGGTGGCTAAGAATTATTCACTTCATCCATCGCAAACTTGAGCTTGCGAAGTTCGGCCCTGTCCTTAGCCTTGTCGTGCAACTGCTCAACAATTGCGGCCTTGGCCTTGATCGCATCGGCCCGAGCCTCGCCCGTACTTGATGCAATCTTCTTAACTTGCGAAGCGTAGTCTTTTAGCGTTGCCATATTGCCTCCCTGTAGAGATTAGGAAAGTGTGCCGACTGCGGCACGCTGCCACAAGCCGTAGCCAGCGGCGCGGGACGCCTTGGCCATTACTTCGATGTACTGATACTTCATGCCTGGGTCTTCTTCCATAACGTCGATTGGGTCTTCGTCTTGGAGGATGAACGGGTTAAGCCCGCCGCCAGTAGCGATGCAATAAACCTTTGTAGTCTTGGCCGACAAGCGTGGCTCGTAAAGCACGTTGATTGTCAAGCCTTGGCCCTGCAATGCGGTGACGGGGTTGGTCGCGCCGCTAGTCAGGTTCTGCAAGCCAACGGCCTGCGTGAACGCGGTGTAAAGCGGAGTCGTGCCGACCACGATCTCAAAGGATCGGACGTTGCCGTTGATCGGCTTGCCTTGGTCGTTCTTCAGGCTGTAGAAGTTGCCGACCAAATCCAGCACAACCTTAGCCGCTTCATCAGCGGTCGGGGCCGTCGCCGTCGCCACGTTGTAAACGCCTGCGGAGAGGTCATTGCTCTGGTTCGTGGTGAAGTTCGAGCCGGTGTAGCTGTGGTCGGTGTCGAAGAACGCCTGACCATCGTAAGCCTTGCCGCTGATGTCCTTGAGATCGCCGCTGTCTGCACCGCTGGCGGTTTCACCGTTGGAGATCAGGTCAACGATCAGCTCCTCCCAGTGACGCGATGCTTCTTGGCCGAGGCTGGCAATGCGTCGGCGAATCTGCCCGGTCTTGTCCCGGTCAATGTCCTTCTTTTGAACCCGCAGACCAGACTGGTACTGCTTGTTGCGAAGGATGGCTGCGTAGTTGGGCAGTTGCTCAAACAGAGCTTCGCCTTCCCAAACCGACATGCCGGGAGCCGAACCGATCCAGCGGTAGTCCTCGGCTTCTGAGTTGGAAGTGATGACGCTGCCAAATCGGGTAGCGTAAGATTCGGCAATGCCGAGGCCGAGACCTTCAAAGAAGTCTGCACGGCCATTGATTCGTTCGTCGTCCAGCACCGAGTAGACGCCGGAGCCATTTGATGCGCTCATATCTATGTTCCTTCCGCCGATGGCGGGTTAAGGGTTAATTAGTCGTTCCAGTGTTCGTTGTGGATCGAGGTGAACTTGACGCGGCAGGTGCCAGCCGAAAGACTGACAATCTGCGAAACTCGACCAATCGCAATAGCACCAGACGCGGTGAGTGTAAAGGTGTTGTCGTCGGTCGCATAAACTTCGTCGCCGAGGTCGTTGTTATCGTCCAGGCCGGTGACGGTCAAGACGATTTCGCCTTCGGTCATAATGTCGGCGTTGATGTCGCCAGCCGAACCAGACGAGTTATCAGCCTTGCTTACGGCAAAGCCGACAAAGCCAGCCTCGCCGGTTGCGAGCGGCCCAACTTCGCCGCCGGTGTCGATGGTGACGGCAGAGCCAGCATAGATCGTGCTGGAAGCCTGAACGGGCAGGGCATTACGGTGGCCTACCCAAGTCATGTTACGCGGGGTGTCCGCTGAAAGTGCCATAGTGGTACTCCGTTGTTAGTGGTGATTAGTCTTCAAACGTGAAGTCTTTGGGGTCATATCCGCACGATGCGAGGTACGCATTACGTGCATATTCATTAGTAATCTTCTTGGCCTTGGCCTTAACCGCCGCCTTTTTCTTGTCGTCGTCTGACGGTTCAACATCGCCGTCCACAGTTGCGGCGGGGTTGACGTTAACGGGGTCGGCCCCGTTCTCAAGTTCCTTCGCACGGGCTTCTGCGGCTTCCAGCTTGGCCTTGGCTTCTGCAAGCTCGTCGGCCAGGCTCTGCGAGTGTTCCGCACGGGCGTCGGCTAAAGCCTTGCCGTCTTTGAATGCCTTGTAGCCAGCCTCCACATTGCCGCCGCACGCCTCGATCATTGCGTCAAGGTCTTGTTTGGCAGTGGCATAGCCAGCCGCGTTTTCGTCGTTCAGCCAGCCATCGACTACGTCTTTGTGCTTGGCCTTAAAATCTTCTGGGGTCATGTTGTCATGCTCCGTTTCGGGGTTAGCGCGACCGAATCGGGCCGCAATGTCTTTAGGTAAGTGATTCAAAAATCTAGGGTCAAACGCCATGTCGGGCACAGCGCCGTCGATGATGTCCGTTGCGTAGCCGTCGTTTTTGGCATCCTGTGCATTCATCAGCATGTCCTCGTCCATTGTTGCCATAACATCTTCTGGGTCTAGCCCGGTGATGCTGGCGTAGGTTTGGGCAATCGACTTATCTAGCGATTCAAGGTCACGGGCCACAGCCTGCATATCCTTGGCGTTGCCCATCGCAATGCCAGACGCGCGGTGGGCGACTAGGAATGCGTTTTCGTGAATCTTGCGATCATTGCCCGCCATAAAGATCAGCGACGCGGCGGACGCGGCCAGCCCTTCGGCAATGGTTGTCACCTTCGCCGGGTGCGACTTGAGGGCGTTGTGGATTGTTATGCCGTCAAACGCAGACCCGCCCGGCGAGTTGATCTTGACCGTAATGTCATCAACATCGCCCGCGTCGTCGATGGCTTGCAGTACCGACTGGGCCGATACCATGCCAGCCCAGTCCGGGCCAATGGCGTCGTAAATCCTTAGCTCTAGCTTGTTTCCGTCAATCTTCGACTGTATCGGCATTGTCCGGCGTCTCCGGTTCGTTGTTATTGGTTGGATCGGTGGCCTGTATTGCGGTCGCATCACGGCTAATGTTGGAACGCAGCAGCGGTACACCCGCCTCATCCGTTCGCTTGATTTCCTCTTGCTTCATATCCAGCCAGTCCTCAAACGTATAGTTACGCTTGCTCAGTTCATCCGTAAGCGTGGTCATCCCCGCGTCAATCGAAGCCATTACACCCTGAGCGTCCTGCACGGGGTTGAGGTAAGGCCAAGGCTGGGCCATCCATGTATGCCGCTGGTAGTTGGCCGGCAAGCTCTCGGCAGGCCCGAACACACCCATATTGACCGCCTTGCTAATCCGCCAGCGATACCACTTGGAAAGCCACTGATCGACAAAGCGGTTCTGCTGAACGCGGAACGAGCGGTACGCCTGCTCAAGCGACGCGCGGGCCGATGAGTAGTTGGTCTTGCTGAAGTCAAGCAAGGCCAGTTCAAGCGGCATCCCCAGCACGATTCCAGCCATGCGAATCTGCAAGCTGATAAACCCGTCATAGCCAACGCTAGGATGCTCGGGCTTAATCTGCTCAATCGACTCGCCGGGGTTGAGGTGTTCCATCATCCCCGGCTGCATGGTGTACTGCCGGTTGATCTCGCCGGTGCTGGGCGAGTTGCCTAACGAAGGAAGCGAACTTGCCGCCTGTGCCGGGTTCTCTTTTTTAATCATCGCACCAAAACTGGCCGCGATGCGGTGGGCCATTACGACGGCCTCGTTGGTGGCGTCGATGCTTTCAAGCAATGGTCGGATGACGCTGATGAGCGGCGTCCCCCGCGTTGCCGTCCGGTTGGCCCGGTCGTAGTTTGCGTGGAAAAGGAAGTTTCGGGCGTTAATTGCCGGGTAGGATATCTTGCCTGATTCGCCTAGCGTCTCAACGTGGTACGCCTGTGGCCTGCCGGACGCGCTAACTAGAACACCATCAACAATATCCGGCTCGACGCTGCTCCGGACATACAGGTCATCGCTACGGCTTGGCGAGCGGATATAGTCTGATTCGACCGTCTGCACCTGACCGCCACGAAGGAGAACGCCGCCGATATCACCGTCGCGGCAGTACGACTTCATCCAGACCCGCTGCAACTCCGTATTGCTAAACCGGCCCGATGCGTCCGCCTCGTATTGTTCCCGCCACCACTCCGCAACCTCGGCATTAAAGCCCTGGTCGTCTGTCTTAGGCTTGACGTTCATCCCCTCGCCAACCACGTTGTCCACCCATCGGGCGAGCAGGGCGTTGGCAAGCGGGTTGTTCTCGACCATATCCCGGCAGGTCTTAATCTGTATCCGCCTGCTATGGGGCGTTAGCGTCCGCTGCTGGCCGTAACCAAACGGCTGATTGACGTATCCGCTGCCAGTCTTTCGGCCCTTTTCATCCCGCCGGGTGACGTTGCGAAAGCCCTGCTGCGCCGTGCGGTGCTGGATAGCCTTGGTCTTGTACGGCGCGTATACAGCGCCTAGCGCCTTGTCGAACCAAGTTAGTTCAGGTGTGGTGTCATTCATTGGCCGCTAAAGTCCGCCAGTGCTGTATTCCGCCCACTACTCGACGACTCGGCATCGACCTCAGCCTTTACGCTGTCTCTGATCCGCTTTAAGTCCGCAAGGTTCGCCCGGCCAAAGGATCGACCGTTCAGGCTGTAGTTCTGATTGCCAAGCGCAACCTGGATAATGGCGTAGTTCAGCGCCTTTAGGATGTTGCCGCTTGTGTAGTCCGGCAGGCTCTCGATTTGTACTGTAGTTATCGCCATGAAAGCCAGCGGTTCTCCGGTTCATTCGTGTTCGCCACCCCACCACCAACAGCAATCGGCTCGGGGTCGGTAAGCTGGAATAGGTTGTAGGACTGGGCCAAGAACACCTGATAAACCTCGGTGTCCCACCAGTGGTTATCAGCGCCCTTGCTGATCGGCTCCCAAACATACGACTGGGTGCGAGGGTCATGCACCTTATGCTCACTCGCCATCTGCTTGCAGTAGTCCGGTGATGGGCTATCGTGTACCGTCCACTGCGTCGCGTCGTCTGCGTGAATCAAGCCGTGCAGGAAGTCCTTAAAGAATCCCGTGTTAAGCGTTCGCTGAACCACGCCCGGATAGCCACGCACCTGCGTCTGCGTAATCGGGGCGCTGTTCGCATGGGCAGAACCCATAACTGGAATCACTCGCCCGTTGTACTTCACCGCCCAAGACATCACCTCGTCTTTTCGATACCGGGCATCGATTGCAACGCAATCGCACCCCGTGGCCTCGCCCGTCGCCGAAGCAACCCGCCCGCCAAACATGATCTGGTCAAGCTCGGCAAAGCCCGCCGCCTGACCCGCCGCCACAAGCTGCGACCGGCCACCGGCCCCCCACGCCCGGACCGTGTAATACAGGACGTGCTTCTGAACGTCTACCGATCCAAACAAGCCCGCCGCCCACTCGGGCCGCACCCAAGCCGGGGCATCGGGCGTTGCCTTGGCCGCAATCGTATCGGGCTTCGTGCTGCTCGCCTGCTCTTCAAACGGTTCGGCAAGGCGGGAGTTAGCGAAGTCCATCAGGCTCGCCGGGTCACCCTGCGCCCGTAGCCATTCACCGGCCAAAGCCGACAAGCTAACCCACGGGCTGTAAATGCTGTTAATGTGGAAACCGACTCGACGGGGCGCACCGCCATCGCCTTGCCACACGCCATCGCGCACGGCCTTATTCTTTTGCGTATTCGTCCAGGCCTCGCCGCAGTGCTCGCACTCGTATCGAGCCAAGCCGCCGGATTCGATGCGCTCCGCCCGGTCCTGCTGGGTCTCTCCCGGCTCCCGCTCGGGGAACTTGACCTGCGACCACTTCAACGCCTGCCGATCACCGCACTTAGGACAAGGGACCATGAAGTGACGACGCTGCGTGCATCGCTCCCACGCCGTCCACACCGCGCCCACCCGTGTCGTAGGTGTCGATCCAATAACAGCCTTAGCCCGCGTCCCGTAGGTTGTCAGCCGCTTTAATCCGAGGCTGATAGGGTCGGCCTCTTTGCCTCTAAACGTCGGGTACTTGTCCACCTCATCAAACACCACATACCGGATCGGCCTTGAAGCCAACGCCTGCGGGCTACCAGCCCAGCCGATGAATACCGACATAGAACTAAGCCGCGTGTGGTGTACCTTGTTGTCGCCCTTCGATCCGCTAACGTATCCCTTCAGCCGTGGCGTGTCGTCCAGCAGGGGCCGTATGCGCTCGTCTACCAGTTCCTTAGCCGACTGCTCGGACGGCATAACCATCAGGCAGGGGCCGGGGTCGTGGTCGATCCAATATCCCAACACGTTCCGCAGGGCTTCACTAAACCCGACCTGAACGGCCTTTAGGAAAATAACCTGTTCGATGCCGTCCTCAGCTACGGCATCCATGATGCCAGCCAGATACGGCGTTCGCTCATTCTTCCACGGGCCGGGGCTGGCCGTCATCGACCTCGGCATGTGCCGGTGTTTCGCCGCCCACTCGCTCGGATTCTGGTGCTGCGGTGGCCGTATCGCCTTCGCCGCCGCTCGGTACAAATCGGGCAGAGTCCGCGAGGTTGACCATGCGATCAGCGATGCCGTGCAAGGTCTGTCTAACGAACTCGTCAAGCTGTTTGGTTTGCTCATCGCTTAGGTTCAAAATGCCCTGAACGGACGCGGCAAGCATTAGCCAGATGTCGCGTTCCTCCGCTTTAGTCTGCACCCACGCCCGCATCACATCATCAGTGGCGAGCAATTCACCCTCCTGCTGCAACGCCTGGGCGCGGTATTTCCGCATCAGCCAGTAGTCTTTGTCCTGCTCGTCTACGGGCGGTTCCGTGGTCCGGCCTTGATATCGCGGGTCGGCGCGGTTAGGCTGTAGGTTCGTGGAACGCCAAACCTTAATTTCTGCCACGTCGTCATCAGACCACGGTGCCTCCCGCTGGACGGGGAAGTCTTTTCTTTTTAACCACGTAGAAGCGGTTTTGTGCGTCACGCCACAAGCCCGGCCAAGTTGTGCAATGCTCGTACAGTCGGCCATGCGTCGTAAGTCGTTTGTGTGTAGGGCTTTGGGTTGTTACCTAATTCGCCGCAACTTTAGGCTCGAAAAAAGCCGCCG